ATACCTTTTATTATAATCAGAGATTATGAAGAGGCTGTGTTGCTTAGGTTTGGTAGATTTCATTCAGTGCTCAAACCAGGGATACATTTAAAACTTCCCTTCTTTGACGAGGTGATAGATCAACATGTCGTTGTGACAACCCTTAGCTTAGATGCACAATCTTTGTATACAAAAGACAAACAGAATATTGTGGTGAAGGGGCTTATTAAATATAAGATAGCAGATGTCAAGACATTTCTGCTAGAAGTGTATGATGCCCAAGATGCTCTGTCAGACATGTCTCAAAGCATAATTAAAAACGTCATCATGTCTATGACCCTAGAAGAGTGTACAGATACAGAGCTTGACAACACTCTTAGTAAGAAAGTTAGGGTGGAAGCAAGGAAGTGGGGTGTTGAGGTTCAACAAGTTACACTTACAGATCTTGCCCCAATAAGGAGCTTTAGGCTGATAAATGACAATTTCACTAACAAATTAGATTAGAGTAAAAAAAGTTAATGCTATATTATACTGAATAATAGTCCATATAGAGCCTTGTGTCTTTGCTATTACATTAACTTAATATACTTTTACACCTTGAAAACCAAATAAATACAACTACATATGGCTGAAAATCTAGATATGCCCCAAATGGGTAACTTTAGTATTCAAGATACTATGGACATGGGAATGGGAAGTCAAGAGTTATTAAATGACTTATTGAGCCCTGACAGTGCAACATCTAATCCTGATGATATTCAGGACATTAAAGATGATCCTGCTCCCACTCCAGTTAAGAAAACTACTTCTAAACAACCAGCTGCTTCAGAGCCTGCTCCAGAAGAAGATAAGAAAGATGAGAATCCTGTAAAGGATATTCAAAGTTTCTTATATGGAGAAGATGAAGAAGAGGGTGAGGAAGATGATGAACCAGCACCAGCACCAGCTAAAAAGACTGTTGCACAAGATGCTGATAATCAAGAAGATAGTGATGAAGAAGGTGAAGAAGAAGGTGCAAACCAATTCACTGCTTTATCAAGAGACCTTTTCAAACTAGGTGTTTTCTCTAAAGATGATGATGAGGAAGAAGATGCACCAATAGAAACCCCAGAAGCTTTCTTGGAAAAGTTCCAAGCAGAGAAGAAGAAAGGAGCTATTGAAATTGTAAACAACTTCATTGGTCAGTTTGGAGAAGATTATCAACAAGCATTCGATGCCATATTTGTAAAAGGTGTAGATCCTAAAGAATACTTTGGTGCCTACAATCAGATCCAATCTTTCACAGAGATGGACCTTAGCCAAGAGAATAATCAAATTGCTGTTATTAGACAAGCACTTACAGATCAAGGCTTTGAGAAAGAAGATGTAGACACAGAAGTTGAAAGACTTAAAAACTATGGTGACCTTGAGAACGTTGCTACCAAGCACCATAAAGTATTAGTAAAGAAAGAAGCTGCTAAGCTCCAACAAATGGAGCAACAAAGAGAATCTCAATTACAACAGCAACAGGCTATCAAACAGCAGTACTATCAGAATGTAAACCAAGTTTTACAGGAGAAGCTCAAAGCTAAAGAATTTGATGGCATACCAATTAATCCAAAACTAGCTGGTGAACTACAAGATTTCCTAGTAACAGACAAGTACAAAACAAGTTCTGGTGAGACTCTCACAGACTTTGATAAGACTATTCTGGAGCTTAAACGTCCTGAGAATCATGCAACAAAAGTAAAGCTTGCGTTGATCATGAAGATAATGGAGAAAGATCCTACATTATCTACTATTCAAAAGACAGGTATTACCAAAAAGTCAAATGAATTATTTGGTGAGGTTGCCAGACAAGCCCAGAAGAGTTCAGTGAAATCTAAACCAGCAACTAAACAAACTTCTTGGTTTCAATAACAATTTTATATAACAAAAATTAAAAAGAATAACAAATGGCAATTCAAACAATCCCAGGTTTAACTGGTTTTACCTATGCTAGGATCGCTTCTATGGACAAGCGTGCAGTAGGTAAATTGACTGATGCGAACCACTTGGAAAGCTTTCACTCAACTGAGCCTGCTGATTATGATAAAAAAATCATCAGTTTGTATACTCAGAGTTCTTTGTACAGTAATGATTTCCTAGACATGATCAACAAGTCTACTCCTTACTACATTGACAACAACAGTGATGCTTGGAAGTGGCAAGTACAAGTTCCTTACAAGTTCCCTAAAATCATTGACGTTCCAACTTCAACTCAGGAATTATCTAAGCCTGGTATTGATGGTCAAGAATTCCAATTAGTGATTGACACTAATGAGTTCTCTAAGAACGCAATCATTTCTGTAGGTACTCGTCAATATGGTCCACGTTTCTACGTTGTAAAAGATCCAGTTCCTTGGAACGTTGGTTTCTTATACACTTTCACTTTAGTAAGTGATAACCCAACTGTAGATTTTGTAAGTTCAACTTTCTTACAAGTTGGTATTGAACTAGAACTAGTTGACGCTGCTATTGGTGAATTTGACCAAGACTTATTAGGTCTTCCTCGTTTAGGTGAGCAAATTACTATGTTTGAATCTTTAGGTTCTGCATATGGTTATGAGCACAAAATTACAGAGTGGGCTGATGACAAAATGATGAGAGATAGCAAAGGTAATCCATTGGATATCTTAGTATATGCTCCTCAAAGACGTAACCAATTACCTTTAACTCGTAATGATGTTAAATGGGAACCATTTATTGAGTTCTGGATGCGTAAGTCTATGTTAGAATTAAAAGTTAAGCGTATGATCTGGGCTCGTCCTGGTACTGTGAAGACTAATGGTTCTAAGCAAGAATTAAAGCGTACTTCTGCTGGTGTATATCACAGAATGCGTAACAATGGTAACTTAGTACAATACAATCGTGGTGAGTTCACAGCTAACTTGATTCGTGCTGTATTTGGTGACTTATTCTACAGACGTGTGGATGTTAAAGACAGACGTGTTAAAATGTACACTAATGAAGCTGGCTTTGACGTATTCCAACAAGCTTTAAAAACAGATGCTTTAAATTCTGGTCTTACTTTCATGGCTGATTCTGGTAACAGATATTTACAAGGAGAAGGTCAACACATCACTTACAACTTTGCATTCGATGCAATGGTTACACGTGAAACTGGTCGTGTTGAACTAATTCACTTAAAAGAATTAGACCTTCCTCAAACAAACCTAGAATTTGGACAGAACAAGAAGTCTACACCTGTATTCATGGTATTTGACGTATCTCCTATGAGCGATGGTTCTATGGTGAACAACATTCGTGAAGTACGTATGAAAGGTGCACCTTCTATGACTTGGGGTTATATCGATGGTACTCGTCACCACTTAGGCTTTGCTAAGTCTCAAGGTATGAGTTCTGCGAACAAATTCCCTGGTTATGAGATCTGGATGAAAGATCGTTGTGATGTATTCATTGAAGATTTATCACGTACTGTGTTAATCGAAGAAATACCACAATTCTAATCTTAGGGTTAGAATTACTATACAGAGAAGAATTCCCCCCCACTCCTCCCAGTGGGGGAGTCTTCTCACACAGATGGATGGGTTAACTAAGTGTTAACTGCATTCCCTTCGATGGGAACCATCTGCAAATAAACCAAACAAAAAAACAACTACATATGGGTAAGATAGGAAAAATCTCTACTATTAAAAAAGAGTACAACAACTCACAATTGCAAACGATGCAAGGTGGACTTGCTATGAAAGGTTATACAAGAATCCCTGGTACAGGTGTATTTAAGTATCCTTACAAAGAGTTAGATGGTCAGTACAGAACAGGATTAGATCCTAAAGCTGCTTACATCAGAAGAATCTCTGATCCTCTTGAAAGAGAGATGGAGGTTGAAAGAGTAACTGAGTTAAAACAAAAGCTTGAAGATGCTTTGAATGTTGACTTGAGTCCTCGTGCTCAGTTCTGGAATTATGGCTTATCAACTTCTGTTGATGACTCTCTGCACGTGCAACCTGTTAAGTTATCAGATGGTGATAATTTCTTTGACTTAAGTGTACCATTACAAGAACTAGCGTTCGCATGGTTAAGAGTTCATCCAACAATTGCAAGCTCATATCAAGCTTGGGAGCGTGGTGAATATCCAGCAGACATCCAATATTATGTTGCTGATGATGAGATTGAGAATAAGGTGATTTTCAAGAAGAAACAACTTATTAATAAAGCAATCATCAAGTTTGATGATATGACTCCTGAAAAGAAGAAGAAAGTAGCTCGTCTACTTGGTCTCCCAGTATCAGATGATTCTAAAGAAGAAGCTGTATACAATCAGGTGGATAACCTATTAAAACAAACAGAATTCAAGAATGGCAAATATCAAGGGTTAAGTCCAATTGAGGTATTTAACAGATTTGCAGACATGAAGGAAAACTTACTCCATATTAAAGATTTAGTTAAACAAGCCATTGCACATTCTATTTATAGAGTGAGACCTAATGGTAAAGTTTACGAAGGTGAGTTTGAAATAGCTAAGGATGAAGATGAATTAGTTAAGTTCTTAGCAGATGATGACAACCAAGATCAATTATTGACTTTAGAAGGTAAATTAAAAGGTAAAAAAATAGCTTCATTATGATCCCTGTAGATAGTTTATTATACAAAATTGATCAGAAACTAAATAAACTATCAACAAATGAACATCAGCAAATTAACCTAGAAGATAAAATTCTAGCGTTAAATGAAGCTCAGATAAAGCTAATAAAGCAAAAGGTTGATGGTTTTAGTACTGTATCAGGACAAGGTCTAGACTCGTTTAAAAAACGCTATGAAGACCTACAAAGTCTGGTGATGGTATATAACCATCAACCTCTTAACTTAACAATTAAGAACGCTGAATTAAATCAATGGTCTGCAGACATTCATCTGCTCACTCCTAAATACATGTTCTATATTGATAGTTATGTATTAGCAGACAAAGGTGTATGTACAGATAGAAAGATATGGATTAATAGAGACTTGTCTAAGCATGGTGATTTACAATTTTGCTTAACCAACACTCATTACAAACCATCATTTGAATATCAAGAAACGTTCAATTCCTTATCCTCTGATGAGATTTCTATATTTACAGATGGTACTTTTACACCTAAGCAAATATACATCTCATACATGCGTTACCCACAATATATAGATAAAGTTGGATACGTGAGATTTGATGGTACAAACTCTATAAATTCTGACTGTGAACTAGAAACCTATCTTGAGGATGAGTTACTAGACCTTACAGTACAAAACCTAGCAATGTATACAGAGAACCAATCTGCTGTTCAAAGCTCCATATACAGAATACAAACAAACGAGTAATTTTTTCTTTACAATTTAAAATAAAACAAAATGGCTGATTTTTCATTAACCACGCTCTTTGTGGTGCCAGTAGGAAACACTCTACCTAGCTCTGGTTCTACACAAGATTTAACAGCTGGTCAAGTTGGATTTTTCGCTAGTGATTACACAGTGGCTAACGCTGGTAACATTGGTAACTCTCCATACTTCTACGTTGCTCAAGGTAGAGTAAATACTTATTTACAGGGTTCTAAGCGTTCAGACAAAATTGCTGGACCTTTAAGCTCTGGAGGTAATGGTAAATCAAATGTAACAGAATGGTACAAAGTTACAGGATGTTCTACAGTGTCTAACCAAGTAACTGAAGTTGGTGGTTGGACTGTTAAATGTGGTGACATCGTAACATTAACTTTACGTGGTCATTCTTCTTACGTTGATACCCTATACTTCAATGGTTTCACTCGCTCAGTAACTGTACAAGCTCCTTGTTGTGACTGTGGTGGTGATCCTTGTACTGATGTTGATGTGCCTGCTTTAATTGATGAGTTTATCATCAAGTTGACACAACAAGCTCCTGGTGATAACCCAGACAACATTTCTTTCAACACTTTCTACCAATTCCAAAGACGTGGAAATGATCAGAATGCTGTATTAGTTATCTCTGGTAAGCCTCTAACTGTATATGGTCAGCCATGTGACGTTGCTGCATTCCCTTGGGAGTATGACAGATTTTACTTCCGCACATTCGTGTATTCTGGTCCTGCAACTACTGCTGACTTCATTGTTGCTGACAGATGTAACTTTGTTGCTGAACCTGTTATCGTTCAACGCTCTAGCTACCCTCTAGGTACTTCTGCAGAAATTCAACAATTAGAAAAGAATTTCTATAGCTACCAAGCTGGTTACCTTAAGCACTTGTACAGAATGGTTGGTTATAACGAAAACTTTGAAAGCTGGGTAACAGATGGTACTACCTATGATACCTACTATGTTAAGTTTAACGCTTATGACAAATCTACTTACCAGTGGGGTGATTATATCATGGAAGATAGCACTGTAATCATAGCTTCTCCTCAGAACTTAAGTTCTGCAATTGAAGCTGTATTAGAAGGTGCTTTAGGAACTGTTGCTAGTGATAATGGTTGTATTACAACAACTTCTACCACAACAACTGTTTGGCCTAGTACTTCAACAACAACTACTTTGATTCCTTAATAGAATAAGGTAGTTATCATATTAACCTATGCCAGAGGGTGAGAGGATATTTCTCAAATCCTCTGGCATTTTTATTTTAAATAACATGGTCTTAGATATACTGGTAATACCAACCTATAACACCCTAACATTGGGTGTTGCTGACGCTTCAACATATGACACAGATCCTCCTGTTGTAAGCTCCCCTACAATAGAAATAACAGTACCTAACTTTGGAGTGGTATCTTTACCATTTGTTCCAAATGACTTTAATATATTCAATTCTGCATCTTTAGGACTTAGTGCTGTAGGTGAACCATTGATTCCTCTACCAGATGGCATATACTATCTAAAGTATACAGTGGCACCTGCTCTTACTTATAATGTAGAAAAGAACATCATGCGTACTGAGCTTATACAGGAAAAGTTTGATAATGCATTTATGAAGCTTGATTTAATGGAGTGTGATCTTGCTATCAAAACACAATCAAAAGTGACATTGACTAGCATCTACTACATGATATCAGGTTCAATAGCTGCTGCAAACAACTGTGCTGTAGATACTGCTAACAAGCTTTATGTACAAGCAAACAATATGTTAAACAATTTTATAAAGAGCAACTGTGGTTGTTCTGGAAATAATTACATCGTTAACTTTTATTAATATGGCAAACTGTAGAAACTGTGGAGCTAAGGTTGGCTGTGGGTGTCAATTAATTAATGGCTTATGTTCAGCATGTAACAATGCTGTAAAGCAAGCTACAAATCTGATTAAATATGTTGCAGCCAAGATTAACTAACTGTATAGAATGTGCAAGCATCCCTGTGTTGCTTCAAGATATTGATTGTAAGCTAACTGAGTTAGCTAAGATTCAATATAACAATATCATATTCTCTATGAACTATAACCTTTCATGTAGCCCAATTGGTGAACTGTTGAATTACAGAAGAATACTAACATACAAGTATTGTAATCCAAACTATGCCAAAGCCTACTCTGTACAGAGAATAGCTAGTAGAGTTAAAGTTTTAATTCATAAATAAATTATAAAATGTCTTGTTCAAATTGCCCTCCTGAAGCTTGTTACAATGGATGCGTAGAGATTGTGTCTGACCAATGTGTTAGATACACAGGTGATGACGTACCTGCTTTGGGAATACAAACCAATGATTCCTTGTTCACTATAGAGAACATTCTTATTGATAAGGTTGTTTCTTTCTTAGATGGCACTGGCATTGACATAACTATTAACCCATCATATTATTGTGAACTAGTAGAGCAATACTTACCAGAAGGAACACCTAACTTAGTAGAGGTGTTATCTGCTTTGGTAAGAGCTGCTTGTGAGTTACAGACACAAGTAGATGCAATTGATGGAACACTAGCAATACTAAATGCTGATTATGATGTAGACTGCCTAAGTGGTGTAACAGACTCTAGTGATACACATGCTGTATTACAAGCTGTTATAACAAAGCTTTGTATAGTAGAAGCTGATTTAGCTGCTCTTACATTAGATCTTAATACAAACTATGTTAAGCTTGCAGACTTAGATGCTTTGATTGCAGCTTATCTAGCTAGTCAAGCAGGTGGTACAACTCAACAGTCTGCAAAGATGATTCCTTTTGTAGCATATGAATATTATGGTTCATTGTCTAACTTTGATGGAACAGGTGCTGGTATTCCAGCAAATGGATTCAACAAGGTGTATCTATGCAATGGCTTAAATGGTACTCCTGATAAAAGAGGACGTGTTGCTGTAGGAGCTATTGCTAGCGTACCTCCTGTAGGAATTGGTCTTGACCCTGCTGTAGATCCTGCATTTGCTGGTAATCCAAACTACGCACTGTCTGGTACAGCAGGAGCAAACTCAATAGTGCTTGTTCCTTCACAATTACCAGCTCACTCACATAATGCTTTGGGTACAGCAATTGTTACATTAAATGATCCTGGTCATAGTCACTATGTAGGTAACACACCAGAAGGTTGGAGCAGTTCAGGTACCATTGGTATTGTAGATAGAACTCCTACTAATGTTCCAACAACAACAGCTACCACTGGAATTACAGTGACTTCAAATGCTGCTAACAACGTATCTATAACAGTTGAACCTACAGGTGACAACGTAGCTCACTCAAACATTCAACCTGTAATTGCTGCATATTATATAATGTACATCCCTTAATAGAAACAAAATGGTAAATATTTATAATCCATGCTATACCCCAGAAGGACAAACTGCAGGTCCTGGATATTGCATTGGTACAAACAATGTAAAGTATACAGGAGCTAATCTTCCTAACACAGGTATAGAAACAAATGATAACGTAACAGTGGCTCTCCAAAAGATAGACTCTGAACTAGACCCAACACTCTTGGCCCAAGCAATTTTAACTGCCATTGGAAACAGTGTACAGTTAAAAACTGCTCTCTGTGCTCTATTGAGTGAGTGTCCATAACCAACTAAAAAATCAATTTAAATATGACAGTCTTAATAACATTAACCCTAGCTGGGGCAGATACAGGTCCTTTCAACATCTATTCAGATTCAGATGGGTACACTACTCCATTAGCTACAGGGGTATCTAAATCAGCATTATTAGCAGGGTACAGCTTAGCAGGTGTTCCCAATGATGCTACAATCATTAGAGTGACTTCTACAGGAACCTGTACCAACTCTATCGATATGCTTATTGCTAATACCACTACAACAACAACTACAAGTAGTACAACAACAACTACAACTACAGTTCCTCCAACTACAACAACTACAACTACTCCAACTCCAGGATGTCAACAGATATTCTTATATCCTGCAAATGCTACAGCATGTGCTCATTTAGGAAGTTTAGTATTATTTGATACTGACAACTCTTTAACTCCTACAAGATTATGGTTAGAAGGTGAGTGTGGTGTAACTCCTGTAACTGGTGGTAATCAATGGTATTCTCAAGGCCCTGGTGCAGATAGTTATCAAGTAGACAATGGTGGATTTGTTATTGCTACAACAGCATGTCCTTAATATAAAATATCAAAAACTCTGTTTGTTGGTTTACAGAGTATCCCCTGGCCTTTCTAGGCTGGGGGTTTTTGTTTTAACTCTAACAAAAAAAGTTATTCTATATAATTAAATTAGTTAGTAAATTTTTGGGTATATCAAAAATAGTTCCTATCTTTACGCTAATTTTAACTAAACTTACCTACATATGCCTGAAAACCAAAGTCTTTTGGAGCAACTTCAACAGATGCTGCATTGGAAGAAATCAAAAAAATACTATGCTGATAAGCTAGGAATTACAGAGGCAGAGATAGATGGTCTGTTAGCAGACATCAGAAAAGAAGAAAACGCACAAGAAGAAGCAGAGATAGGAAACTACATAGCAGACTTAGAAGATAGAGTGGTTAAGTTTACAGAAGATCTTATAAAGGGTACAGGAGAGGTGGTAGCTAATTTTAGCGAAGAGGTTAAGAGCTTAGATGAACTAATTGAGAAGTGTCACATAGACACAGATAAATGGGAAATAACTAAATATGTACAGAACTTCTGGGGGAATGGAAACAGTCCTCATTGGCAAGTCAAAGCATGGTTAGGTAAGAAGTCTACAGAACAAGTTTTTCAAGATAGTTTTGTAGACTTTTTAGCATCATATCAACCTGTTAGTCAGGAAGTTATGAGTCCTAAGTTCTCTGAACATAAGTTTCCTGCTATGTTGGTTATCAATAAGCAAGACTCTCATTTGAACAAATATGATATTGATGGCAATAACAACATTGCTGATAGACTAGCTTCTATCATGTACAAGGTGGAGCTTATTGCTAATCAAGCACAGCTTTCAAATAACTTAGATCAAATTACATATATTATTGGTTCTGATGAATTCAACAGTGAGTTTACAGGAACTACAACTAAAGGCACTCCTCAAACAAACACTCATACATATCAAGATTCATTTAGCTTTATATGTGACCATGAGGTGTTAATGATTACAATGTTATTACAATACGCTGATAATGTAAATGTAATCTATGTAGCAGGTAATCATGATGAGTATGTAGGATGGCATTTAGTTACTTGGTTACAAACCTATTTTAGAAATACAAACAGACTTACATTTGATGTGAGTCCTAAGTATAGAAAGTATGTAAGCTATGGTGGTTCAGCATTGATGTTTAATCATGGAGATGCTTTAAAGCCAGCTAAGCTTGCAGCATTATTTCCAATAGAATTTAGAGAAGCGTGGTCTTTCCATGACAACTTCTACATATTCACAGGAGATAAACACCATGAAGTTAGTCAAGATTTCAATGGTATTAAATTTTACCAAATTCCAGCATTCTCTAGTGCTAAGAGTCTTTGGGATGATAAGAATGGTCACGTGATGTCTAAGGCTGAAGTGACTGCCTTCTTAATAGAACAAGGCTCAGGAATGACAAATATATTCAAACAATATTTATAATGGCAACATTAAGGAAATTAGTTTCAGACGTTCGTGGAATGCACAAATTGCTGTCCACAGATAACCTTATCACTGATAGGGTTGTTGCTTCTGAGATTAAGAACAACACACAGTTATTAGTTAAACGTGAGACAAATCTCAGAAAGCTTTGGGCTACTGATACTTTGTTTACTACCATCCCATGCCTTGAGATGATAGAAGTTCCTATTTCTGAATGTTGTGAATATGTAGACCCATGTAACGTAGCAAGAAGCAGATACAAACTTCCTCGCATTACAGAAGGAAACTATCAATATGTTATCCAGGGTGTATATTCTATCAACGCTATGGGTGGACAAGGAAAAAGATTCAAAGAGATTACTATCAACAGATACTTAAATTTATTGAAACTTCCTATCATTAAGAATGAACAATACTATTGGATAGCCAATGGTGGTTACTTATACATCAGTAATCCATTGCTAAAGGCAGCAAGAATTTCTGCTTTCTTTGAAGAAGATGTACCTAATGAAATAATGTTTCCTGAGTGTGGCTGTGGCAATGTAGACTATTCTACAGATGAGCTCTGCAAGAATCCTTTAGATAAGGAATATGGCTGCCCTGGATATTTAGAAAAGCAGGTGCTAGAACTAACATCTCAAAAACTGTTATCAACTTATTTCAGATTGAAGACAGATCAAACATCAGATGGGGTTGATGGTCAAGCACCAAATACAACCAACACTAACTAATGCGTACAAAAATAGATTGGAGAAGTTCTAGTAAAGAAAACTATAATAATTTTTGCAATAAAAACCCCACTGTAAAGGTTACATTTGACCAGTGGAAAAACATTATATATCTATATAATGACTATTTTAAAAACTACATTCTAGAAACAGGAGAGAAAGCAAGACTTCCTTTTGGCTTTGGAGAGTTCTCCATTAATAAAAAGAAGAGAAGAAAGCTAAAAACTGTAGATGGTAAAGAGGTGGTTAACTTACCCATAGATTGGAAAAAGACCAAGGAGAAAGGTAAACGCATATACAATTTCAACTATCATACAGAAGGATTTTTCTTTGGCTGGATGTGGTTCAAAGAATCTACAAGAATCAGAAACATAGACCTGTGGTATTTCAAGCCCTCTCGTGCAACGTCTAGATTACTATCCCATTACATAAACATTGACAGTAAGTATCAGAATATCTACTGTGAATGGAAAAAATAAAATAACATGTCATATTATTACAAGTATAACTTTGTTTCTCCTGATCCAGTTTATTCAACTGTCAAGGAAGAGTTAAAGTCTTATTTTGATACAGGAGCAGTAGATGATCTAATGTTCCCAACCTACTTAGATAAGTGTCTTATGAAACTAGGTAGGGCAACGTATGTTATTAGTGAAGAGGTGTTATATGTAGAAGACTTTGAAGCTAGACTCCCAGATAACTTTTATGCTGTGAGAGAAGCTTGGATGTGTACAGCAGCAGAAGGATACCCTTATCAAACAGCCAATTCATTCTACTCTCAAGCATTATCTGAAACCACTATACAGGTAACTCCTGTAACAGTGGGTGGTACTCCTTGTGTAGATTGTCAACATGACAACGCTTGTACCAATCCTCAATGTGATGGAAGTTGTCTACCTCAAATTATACCAGCTGTATACAAAACTAATCAACAAGGAACTAGAGCGTTCAGGCATGAATACTTACTTAAACCAGGTAATATTTCTGCAAGACAAAACTGTGATGTAACTTATACAGATGCTTGGGAGTTTTATCAAACTGCTCCTCCTATTAGAGAGTTCACTCCAGGATCTGCTAGTTATGATAGCTTTGATATTAGAGACAATAAGTTTGTCACCAACTTTAGAAATGGGGTGGTGCATTTGATATTCTATGCTACAGAGTATGATTGTGTTGGTAATCAATTGATTCCAGACAACTATCGTATCAGAGAGTTTGTTGAAGCGTATATTAAATATAAAGTATTTGAAACATTGTCTAATCAGTTAACTGATGAAACATTCCAACAGATACAACAAAAGCTAATCTATTATAAAGCATTACATGATGAGGCTTTTATAATGGCAATGATTGAGATTAAGAAACAAGATGCATGGACTAAACAAAGAAGAGTAAGAAATGACTTACAACGCTTTGGACAATATGAATTACCAAATAGAAGCTCAAGATATGGCAGAGGCTGGAACAGATAATCAAGGAACATCTAACATAAGACAAGAATTCAATCTTGGTAGAGTTGGGCTAGACATGGACTCTTCTGTAAATCAAGTACAGAAGGGGAAACTTTCCTATGCCCTGAATGCAGCATTAGAAAACTTTGACTCTAATTCTGTAAACTATCAGAATGAACCAGCTAACGTGTTCTGTTTAAATTTTCCTGAAGGTTATCAACTTATTGGTACACACTTCATCCAAGAGAAAAACAAACACATATTCTTCTTAACTAATCCTGAAACAGGAGGAAGTGAGATAGGATATATGGATAACAATGACTGTGTATACAACACGCTTTGTACTCCTATTCCTAATACAGAACTAACAGTTTGTGCTAACTCTCCTTGTTTAAACTTTGATATAAACTATCCAATTAAAAAGGTTGTACATAAAATTACTAACTGTACAACAGAGGTTTATTGGACAGATGGATTAAATCCAAGAAGATACATTAACATTGAACAAGTTCCTTACATCACAACTTATGTAGGTAATGAAACTTGTGATCCAATCATCGAAGCAACCTTAGATTGTAATAAATTAAAAGTACAACCTAACTTTCAAATCCCTAGTCTAGATGTTGTTGACATTGTTGTAGGAGGAGATTTAAAAGCTGGTACTTATCAGTTTGCTATTCAATATGCTAATGCATCAGGAGATGCATATACATCATACTACTCAATTACCAATCCTACATCTATTGCAAACACAGAGATAACAACACCTAACTTTGATTACAATGTAGGTAAGTCTATTGTGTTGAATGTCAGTAACTTAGATGTTACAGGATACTTCCAATACTTTAACTTGGCTGTTATCAAAACCATTAACAGTGGAACCACTGTAGAATTAGTGGGAACGTATAACATTCAAGAGAAGTCTACATCTATTACTTATACAGGTCAGAACATAACTCAAATCCCTTTGAGTCTTAACGATGTACTTGAGAAGTTCGCTTACTATGATATTGCTCAAGACGTTACAAACGTACAGGATGTTATTGTGTGGGATAACTTAACTTCTATTGACAGAATCAACTATCAGCAAATAGCTAATAAGATTCAACTTCAGTGGGAGACATATAAGTTACCAGCTAACAATACATATGCTGATGGGTTTTACACTACTAATCTTAGAGGTTATTTAAGAGATGAAGTGTATCCATTTGAGATAGTCTTTTTACTAGACAATGGTAAACAAACAGATGGTTTCCATATTCCTGGTAGAGCTAAGAATGCAAATGAATTAGCATATGCAGATGTGACAACATCTAACCCAGACTATGTAGGAGATGGTGCTCCTGAACCTTATTGGAGAATATACAATACAGCTAGCGTAACTGCTACTTATCCTGTCCCTACCACAAATGCTGGTAAAATAGGAGAGGCTTATCCATATCAATCTGGAGACTTTGCTTATTGGGAATCAACTGATACCTATCCATGCAATGTAGATATATGGGGAGACCTTGCTGGTCAACCTATTAGACATCACAAGTTTCCTGATGTTCTTGTAAGTCCTCACTTTGAAAGTGCACCTATTATATATTCTGGTGGACAGATACAACCAGTGATGCAAAATGCTAGTGCTGTGTATCCAATTGGTGTAAAGGTAGACGTACAACAAATAGCATTTCTCATCCAAGCATCTAATTTAACAGCTGAAGAGAAAGCCTCTATTGTTGGATTCAAAATAGTAAGAGGTAATAGAAGTACAAACAAATCCATCATTGCTAAGGGTATTCTTAGAAACGTAGGTAAATACACTAGAGAAGATCCTAGTGACCCTAATGCTACATACTACTACTATCCTAACTATCCATATAATGATCTTAATGAAGATCCATTCTTACTTGAGAGAAACAACGCTTACAACTCTCAATGTGATACGTATAAGATGACAGTATCAGCTGCTGGTACTTTACAATATACAGATTGTTTTACAGGAGAGGTGACTACACAAAGTTTCACTACTGCTACAACTGAGATATGTTCTATTACACTTCCTGTTTTAAATAGTGGGTCTGCTACATTTGTAAATGTTACAAATACAGCATTTACAATCACAATGACCAGTGCTATTTTAGCATACGCTACTTTTAGATACATAGATCCAGTTACACAAGCCACTCAAAACATTACAGTTTACTATGGTAATCCAGTAACAATAAACTCAACAATTGTTCCTGTACGTATAAGTGGAAGTCCTAGATTTACTATTGTTGCTGCTAACACTAATGAAAACCTTGCCTGCTATCCTCAAAAGCTAGATGGGTTTAATAATAATGAATCACCATACAGACAGGTGTTTAACTCACCTGAAACATCTTTTGGACAACCTACATTAGGTAATGTTCTTAAGCTAGAGAGTGTATTGTTTGGTGCTGGTAGGGCCCACTTTGTTAAAGTGGAGAAGCATGCTATGTACAAACTTCTCACTGAGCAAACACAAATCAGTGCTTTGAACTCTAGTAAAGCAATAGCTGACCTAGGAGGATTTAATGCTTCAGCATTCTTCACAGCATATCAAACATATCTACAGATCTATATAAATGGTATCAGTAGACAAAACTTTGCATATTCTTTTAATTCTAGATCTAGCTATGACTATAGTGTAGATATTCCTAATGATCAAGGAGTTAAGCAAAGACAACTTGATAAGTCACAGTACATTTTCCCAGGTGTTCAATCTGTGGGAGATAACTATGACATCAACAACTGGAACAGAGAATCATCAGTATATACCAAGAGTATTGAAACAAGAACTGGAGTGGGAGCTGTACCAGCTTTACCATATCCTAACAAAACACCAAATCTTGTTGTAGCAGGTGTAAGTCAAATTAGTGATACTTCAAGATTTACAATTTCACAAGTAGATAACTGTGCTAGTCCTGAGGCTCAAGAAGATATAAAGGTTGTTTCATATTATGGTTCAATCAAGACAATCAATAATGGACAGTGGGGACAGATATATTCATATCAAACAATTGATACAGGATTCCAAAGAATATTTAATGCTCTCCCTGCAAATGATCCTGAGGTTATCTTTGGTGGTGATACATTCATTGGTAAGTTTGGATTCAAAACTAAACTTCCATTCTTTATTGATAATAGAGTGAATGCTCCTGATGACAGTGACATTTACTATGATGAGATTGGTAATGTGGCTTACCCACAATACTGGCACTCAGCTAGATCTATCCTATCAGACTACTATGTGGGTGGTACATTGATGAAGAACATCATATCTACCAAAGCACATTATTTTGATTGTCCTAATGATAATATTGTACAAACATCAACTAGTACAACAACTACATCTACAACACCTCCTCCAGGAACAGTGGTGGCTGGTTCTTTGAACTACACATATGGTGGCAAAATGTATTTGTTTGCATATGGTATTCCTTATTACTATGTAGAGAGTTCTATCAATGTAGACTTACGTCAAGCATTCAACAACTTGGAGGGTGACTTCTACCCACATGTGAGCTCAGGTATTCCTGACCAATGGTTCCAAGAAAGTAGAGTGCCTATTGCATTTGATAACACTTACTATTACAATACAACATTCACTAAGCAAAACGTAGAGAACTTCTTCTCTCATTTGCCTGCAGATTGGGTACAGCAATTATGCTACACCCATTTTCCATTCAGAGCAATATACTCTGATAGACAAGAAAGCTATTCTGATAACAGAATAAATAGCTGGTTGATATATCGTCCAGTGAACTTCTTTGACTTCCCTCAAAACTATGGTAACTTAGTATCTCTAGATGGTATACAGAACAGAGCAACCTTAGCTAGATTTGAGAATAAGACATTGTTATACAATAACTTATTAACTATTGACACAAGCAATCCTCAGGCTGCATATTTAGGAGGTGGTGATTTATTTGGCAATACACCTCCAATTGACTTTGCAGAAACAGACCTTGGATATGTAGGATGTCAGAACAAGATGTTACTTAGAATACCACAAGGTCAAGTTACTGTAGATGCCAAGAGAGGACAGATATTCTTAATCCAAGGCACCCAAGCAACAGATATATCAGGCTTTGGTTCTGGGTTAAATAGATTCTTTACAGACCATTTATCATTTGAAATATTAAGGTATTTTCCTAATATTGATACAGATAATCACTTCAAGGGTATTGGATTACATGGTGTATTTGACAGCAAGTTTGAAAGAATCATCATCACTAAACTAGACTATATTCCTCAACCAGGAAAAGAAATATTCTATGATGAAGTGGCTAAAGAGTTTTATGTAAACCAACCAACTGCTGGTAATACATCAGTGAAGAGGTTTATAAATGTAACAGACTTAGAATACTTCTGTAACAAATCATGGACTGCTTCATTTAACCTAAACACTAAGAGTTGGGTAAGTTTCCATACATACATTCCTAACTTCTATATAGGAGAAAATAACTTCTTCTATTCTGGATTAAATGAAGGTTGTGATATCACAGCAGTGGCAGTTACAGAGATTCCTTCTCCAACCACTACAACTACTACCACAACAATTTTATATTGTAACTTGTCTGGTACAGCAGAGTGTATAGATTGTGGAATCACTACTACAACTACAACATCTAGTAGTACAAGCACTACAACTACCACAACCACTGCTACACCAACCACAACTACCACTACAACATCAAGTGTTTTCTACAATGTTGATTGGAGAATATCAGAATTTTCTAATACTGGACAATTAATACAGTTATGGTATAGTACAGACTTTGGTGCAACTTGGACACTATGGATAACAAGTACATTCCCAATTAGTGATTATCCACTTTATGATAATTTTGCTGGTACAATATTTAATGGAGGAGTTACAGTGTATCTTGCTATAACTGATACATCTGGTAATGATATTCAATATGGAACAGGTGCATCTAGTGGAGATTTTACATCTCTTTGTGGCAAATCAAATCCTTTCATAATTCCATCAATAAGTGCATATACAATAGTATATTTTAATCTTAATGCTAGTGGAGGAAACTTTGTTAACTGTCCTGTACCAACAACTACAACAACTACTACTAGTACATCTACTAGTACAACCACAACAACAACTACTACTCCACCACCACCAGGATGTGAGTTATCTGGAACAGCAAATTGTACAGATTGTATTTAAACATAAGATAAATGGCAAAGACAGTAATAATAAGATTAACATGCTCTGGTGGTAGAACTGGACCTTTCAATATCTCTGATAATGAAGGCAATGTTCTAGGCACCAATATAACCAAGCAAAACTTAATTGATGGTTATACTGTTAGTGTTGATGACTCTATTGAGAGTGTTATTATAACATCTGCAGGCAAGTGCAATGGAATCTTTATAGAGGTTTCAATTGGCACAGCTACTAAAGAGGAGCTTGCAGCTTTGACATATACAACATGTAACACAGGATCTATTTGGAGACATCTGACAGATGTACAAAACTATAATAAGTTCTATGGTAATATAGAACCATATATAATTGAATATCCTTTTAGCTACCAAAGCTATGATGAGATATTACAAAACGTGAAAGACTACAGTAAAGTGTACAACTATCTACCTATTCCAGATGGTGTGTTCAATGACAATGCTAGGATAGAAGTTGATAATCAATGGTTTAACAAAGCTGTTCTATACAATGGACAACAGTCTACAGGTGTATTAGAATTGGTACCAAAGCCTATCAACAACCTAAGTGCATACTTAACCTACCCTATGTACAATACTAATAGTAAAACCATTATGTATACAAAGAGTGATAACTTCTATCAATACAATACATTCTGGAGTCTTGTTAAGAACAAATCTATACCTTTATTCATGACAAGTTGTGAGTCTTTATCTATAGATAAGATTGTAAATCAACCAAATATGGATTATGGAAAGAGATCATTTAAGAAAGAACCATTGAGAGCTAAAGACCTCAAGGTGAGACACATACTTGATAACAGTTCTGAAGCTCATATAGTTTCTCAATTCATTATTACACCTGCTCAAATCTCTTACAAATAATGGCAAATTGGTTAGATAAATACGAACAAGGAGGAATGGTCTTAAAGAAGAAGACCAAGGATAACTATGGTAAGAAAGCTAATCCTAACAACGTACAAGCGTCTGTAGGTCCTGACTTTGTAGGACTAGGTTATAATATTAAAGGTAGAAACTATTCTCCTGCATGGGGTGGACAATTTCAGAATGGTGGTTTCTTACAACCTACTAGTCCTAAATTACCAAAAGGATATGTAATACCATATAACACTCCTAGCACTGAATTAGCTATGTCTATAGGAGGAGAAGATGGAGAACCAGCTTATTTAATTCCTTCATTTAAAGGTGGTAAGAAACTAAAAGATCCTATTGCTGAATATAAGAAGACAGGAGAACATCTTGGTGGTCCATTTAAAACATGGCAAGAAGCTGAGAAGTGGGAACAAGAGATTAGACATCCATATGTAGAAAAAGGAAAACCTATTCCTACACCACTTAAGAGATGGGGAGATATGGCTATGGGTGGTGGTATCCCAGGTGCTGTAGGATTCACGTACGCACGTACAATTGATCCTGCTCCTAGCAATGGTAAATATGCTAAAAAGACAAAAGCTTCTGCACAGAATGGACAAGAGATGAAGTTTTACCAAGAAGGGCTAGACTTCACTCCTAAGACTATTAGTCAGAATGGTTTAATCATGGACAGGTTTAAAGAAGAGAAAGCTCCATCAGATGCTACACGAGTGGCTGCTCCTGTAAAAGTTCTTACTAAGAAAGAGCAAGAAGAGAATGCTAGGATAAATAAAGAAACTCAAAAAAGAACTGAAGAACGCAATAAGCAAATATTAGATGAGAGAGCAGCTAGGAGAACAACAAAAGGAGATGTAAATGTTCCTGGTAGTTTTAATATAGCAGAAAAAGCTAGATTATTTCCTGAAAGTGTTGGTGGATTGGGAGAAATGTTTGATGAATACATAAACCCTGCATATACAGTGGGAGGATTAGCAGATGCACTTGGAGAATCAGTTGCTGCAAGAAGTCCTGAAGGTGTTGCTGCAACATTGGCAATGACTGCAGGACTAGGAGCAATGGGTCTTGATCCATTAGGAAGTGCTATGAAAGCTCAACGTTTTTCTAGAGGAGCAATCGATAACCTTGGTTACAATGTACAAACTGCAGGGTTTATTGGTAAAGGTCCAAGACCTACAGTTCAACCAACTAACCTAGAGTTAAATGCAATACGTCAACAAAGACTTAATAATGCAGTGACACAAGGAAGCCAAAGCTCAAGAGTTCCTTATCAGTTTCCTACAGATGAAGAACTTCTTGCTTGGAATACAGCAGAAGCTAATAGATATTATAGAAGACCTTCTGAAGTAACTCCTCCAGCACCTAGCACTCTTGAACTTGATCCTATTGAAGAATATTATCAAAGAAACCCTAGACCTGTTACACAAAGAATTCCTACTGAAGAAGAGTTAGCTGCTGTACGCAGTCAATTTCCTGTTGATAGAGAACTTCAATCTAATTTACAAATAGCTGCAGATGATCTTTTGCAAAGAATTAGAGGTGGAAGTTCAACAAGTATAACTCCTGCTCCTGCTCCTCAACCAATGAGTGAGAGTTTGCAAAGAGCTCTTAGAGATATAGACACAGAACCATCAGTAATTGATTTGGACTTTATAAGTGAAGATGATTTAGTTGCTCCAGCTCCAGCTCCTCCTGCTGCAGCATTACCTGTTGAGAAACAATGGGAAGCTGATAAGTTTCGTATTGGTCAAGGTGATCAATCAGGTGAATTTGTAACTAAACATCCTGAAGGTCACAATATACGTGAAAGCATAGAAGCTTATGAATCTGGTCGAATATTAAGAACTTATGATATAGCTGATGCAAAATCTCCTTCGCAACATATACAAATCAAAACTAGACAATATCCAGGAGACCCATATGTAGATGTAAGAGATGTAAGTTTCTTTAATAGAGACCCTAAGAGTAGCTCTAAACAAATGAACATTGTATTTAGTCACCTACCTGAAAAAGCACGTATAGAACCAATAAGTACAAGTATCCACTCTCAGCCATTATTAAACACACGTGTTGCTAAGTTAAGTAGTGGTCAACCAGGTAGAATACAAATTGAACCATTAACACGAATGTCTTCATTAAACCAAATTACTCGTTCTAGCTTTTCTCCAGATGCTTGGTATACTGAGATAATTGATCAATTTCCAAAACTTGAGAGAACTTATAAAACAATCAATGAGTATACAGGATCAGAGTTACCAATGCCTTATATAAAGTATAAAGGAAATCCAATATCATTTGAAGAGTTTAAATCACCTGATTTCAAAAGACAAGTTATGGAAGCTGGTAATCTTTTTGATATAGATGTAATGGTGAACAAATATAAGACAATTAAGAACTGGAAGAATGGTGGACAGATTGTAGACCCAATGGGACAATGGGCACACCCAGGAAAAACAACTATCATCCCAGGCAATGATATCACCATGAAAGGTGTTAACTATGATGTACTAGGTGTAAGTAATACTGGTGACAAAAAGTTGATGAAACCAGGAAAGAATTATAAATTTGATGGAGATTATGTCACTGAATATCCAAAAGGTGGCTGGCTAAATAAATATAAATAAACCACATATAAACGTTTGATATGAAAGATCAAATCTTAAAGATTGCAGGAGTTAAGTCTGAAAAGGAATTCTACAAGAAGTACCCAACAGAAGAAGCATTTATGAAAGCTCATAAGAAAGAGTTTAAGAAAGCTGCTATGGGTAAGTCTATGGTATACAAACAGTTACATCAACTAAGTGACTTTGGTAACCCTCCTATTGCTCAAACTGGAGTAACCACACCACCTGAGTTTAAATTTACTAAACCAGAGAGTTTTGGTGCTGGTGCACAAACAGCTGGTATGAGTGCTCTTAATAATTTAGATAAAATTGCTGGTGGAATTAGTGCTATTGCTGAGCAAAAGAGAAACATTAAAAAGGCTGACCAAGCTGCTCAGTTATCAGGACTTGCTTTGCAAGCTAATCAAACTATGGAGCAACCTAAACGTAATTATGTTAGAGAAGAGGACAATCCAATACAACCTGGACAATTAGGTAATCCTTATGGATCAGGCACAAACTACTTAGCTGAGAATGGTACAATGATTGGTGGCAACCCCACTGAGATTCAGAATACATATGCTCCTAATGATATCTACAATGATCTTGGATTTGAACCATTGCAAGAAACATACAAACAATTTAAACATGGTGGCCATATGCACAAAGCAGAGTTTGGAGAATACTTCCAAGACTCAGGTCAAGCACAAATTGGTAGTGCTGTAGGAGAATCTATTGGTTCTGCCTTTGGTCCTGCAGGAGCTGCTGTAGGTAAGTTTGCTGGTAAACTATTAGGAAATGCATTAGGTGGTGCTAAGGATGCTAGAGCATTACAAGCACAGAAAGATAAAATGGCTTTGACTCAAAGTCAACTTGGGTTCCAACAAAACAGATCACAAGGTCCTCTCAACGCATATATGGAAGATGGTGGATGGGTAAGTAATGATTGGCAGCCACAAGTAATTGCTACATTTGGTGAGCATAAGTTAAAAGACTTATTACAACCTCCTAATGATGCAGACATGTTACGTGCAGGTGGACACTTAAAAGAGTATACACCTCCTAGTGCTGCAGCTATGTTTACTGGTAGACCTGATATGCCTATGGCTCAAAATGGAGTACAGATGGCAATGGGTGGTGAGTTAGAAGTAGGAGATGGTGGATACCTTGAAACAATGTCATACAATCCTAACTTACCTGGTGGTGAGATAGGAATGTTCAGAGGTGCGTCTCATGACAATGGTGGTATTCAAACTAAGTATGGTGAGAATGAAGTGGAAGTAGAAGGTGGTGAACCAGCTGTTAAATTAAAAGATGGTGGATCTAGTGATAACCTTGTTGTATTTGGCAACATGAAAATCAATAAAAACATAGCAGATCTTATGGGAGATCCAAAAGCAAAAGGAATGAAGTTTAAAACATATATAGCTGACATTGCTAAGAATGATGCTAAACAATTAAAGAAAATTAGTAAAGCTGTTAATTTAATTGAAAACTCTGATGAGAACAATGCATTTGATCATTTGTCTTTAAATACAGGAAAGGCTATGCTCCAAGGAGCTAACGCTTGGCAAAAGATTAATGCTGATAAGATTAAAGAAGCAGGTATTGTACAAGATGCTATTCATCAGACAGCTAAGCATTTAGGTGTTAAGAATGACAAATTAGCTGAAGGTAAATTTGAAAAAGAAACAGACCCAAGCATGGTTGCCAAGTATGGTACTAGAGTACAAAAAGCTCAAGGAGGAGGAAACTGGGAAGGAGATGTATGGGTACCTGAAGAAGAATCACAAATGACTTTGCCAGATTTTGTAATTTCAAATACCCCTAAATTTCATCCTCCTAGCATCGAAGACATGCCAGGTGATTTCTTCTCACCTAAGAAAGGTAGTAAAGTATTAAATGCATTAAAGAAAACAGGTAAGTTTCTTGGAGATTATGCTCCTGCTGCTTTGTCTAATCTAGAACCTTTCTTAAGACCTACTAATGCAGATGAGCAGTTACCTCCAGATCAATTGTATCCTGAACTTTATGCATTGGCTACCAATCAATTACAACCTGTACAGGCTCAGACATTCCAACCAATGTTAGACAGCCCTGTTGATATTTCTTTTAATGATCAACTTGCTGCAGTTGATGCTCAATCAAGAGCTGCTATTAGAGCTGCTGGTGCTAATCCTGCTGCACAGGCAATGATTATGGCTCAGACATTACAAGCTAAAAATCAACTACTAGGAGAACGAGATAGAATGAATACTGCAAACAGAATGCAGGTTTATGATAAGAACAGAGCGTTGTTAAATGATGCTAAACTTAGAAACTTGCAAATCCTTGATAAACAGTACGAAAGACAAACTGAAGCTGCATCTAATACTGCTGAGAGAAACTTTAGTGCATTGAGTTCTATTGCTGCTAAGACTGCACAACAAAGAGCTGTTAATAGAAAGATGGCTGTTCTAGAGAATATGTACAACTTCAGATTTGATCCTAAGGGTAGAGCAATCAATGCTAATGCCCTACAGTTCTTTAACACGTCAGGTAATCCATTTGGTAGAGGACAGAGTTCTGGGCAACTAGAAGAAGGTTATGAAGATCTTTTCAATGCAGCAGGACGTAGAGTTGCAACTAGAAAGGCAAGTAGCTCTCAAAAACCTTCTCTTGATGAACTAGATAGTTTTATGGGAACGCAAAAGAATGGTGGTAAAACAAAAGCTAGAAATAGCTCAATTGTAAAAGCTCTAAAAAACCTCTAACTAATTCAGTTATAGTGAATTACTAAAATTTGTTATAGCTCTTGGTAATTCTAATATTTTAAATTAATTTTGTATTATGGCATCGTTTACTGATAAATCATTTCAATTTAACCCCTACATCCAGGAACTGCCAGTTCAGGAGATGTACCAGGTTGGTATGGCCAAACAGGCCCAGTACAACCAAGGTGTGCAAAAAATCCAGAACTACATTGATAGGGTGGCTGGTGTAGACGTGTATTTAGATGTAGATAAAGAATATCTTCAGTCAAAGCTAGGTGAATTAGGTAATAAGTTAAAGACAGTGGCAGCTGGTGATTTCTCTAACCAACAGTTAGTTAACTCTGTTACTGGCATGACAGCACAAATATCTAAGGATCAATTGATTACAAATGCCATAGGGTCTACAGCTAGATATAGAAGTGGATTAAGTAAAATCCAAAAAGATATAGATGAGGGTAAATCAAACCCAGCTAATATAAAAAACTTTCAAAAACAAGCTCAACCTTGGTTAAGTTCTACAAAACCAGGACAAGTGTTTAATGGTACATACAATCCTCACTTTGACATCATGAAGTTTGCTAAGGAGCAGTTTGATGCTGTTAAACCAGGCAAGTGGTCATTTGATCAATTGTATGAAACAGATGCTCAAGGTAACTATAAGTTTGATATTGTAAAAGATAAGAAAGGTAACATCATAAAACAAACTCCTGTTGTTTCTCCTTACATGGTAAGAATGGAACAAGAGGGTAGACTACCTGCAGAGGTTAAAGCTACACTTAATCAGATCTTTTCTGATCCTAGAGTGACTAAGCAACTTCAGATTACAGGAGAGTACAACTATGGAAACATTGATGAGAAAGGTCTTGCAGACATGGTGTATGCTCAAAGGGATGAGAAGACAACAGGATACAATGATAAGATAGCTGAACTTACATTACGTAAGACACTAGAAAAAACTGATGAGGGTAAGAAACTCATACAAGGAGAAATAGATCAGCTTCAAAGTAAATTAGATGGAGTTAATTCTTCATATGATAAACTAGCACAAGAAGCTTACAAGAACCCAGACTACGTAAGAGGATTTGTTTATAAAGAAAACTCTCTAGATAACTTACGAGGCATGTTTGGTTCAGTAAAGGTGAGCAAGGAAAATATGGAAAGTCCTCTTTGGAATGCTAACTTTAAAGAATGGCAAGAGGCTAATCGTATGAGAGAATCAGCTGCTGACCTTAAGTACAAATATGATGCTCTTGCCCAAGCTAGTGAATTAGCTAGATTAGCAAGAGAAAATGATCTTAGAATAGCAGCATTGAAAGCTACAACTGGTAAGAAAAAACCTGGGTCTGGTCCTGATGATGAACGAGGTCTTGAGTTTGCTGAGAATGAATCTAGCATGGATGTAATTGTAAACAGTGAGCAAGTAAAAACAAACGCTGCTAATGACATGTTAACTACAGGTAATGAACTTGTATGGTCAGGCTTCTTTGCTAACAATCCAAAAAACATTCAGGCACTAAGCAAACAAATAGCATTAGGTAAAACAAGAGAGCAAGGTATAGAAACCATCTTAAAGAATACTGCTAATGCTAACAAAGAACCATATGTAGATTTTATAAACAGATGGTCTGATAAAGTGGTAAATGAATTAAAGACAAAGCCAGGTGGGGTACCTCCTGCTTTGGGTGATGCTTATAATTTGTTTAAAAAGAAACAAAAGACTTTCCAATCTATATCACAGGAGGCAGCAGATGTTGATGCAGCAGTGGCTAAAGAATTAGGAACTGATTTATTAAAGGTGATCAATACTGTAGATATCAAAGATACACCAATGAAGTTCCAAGGTAAAGATGTTATAGTTACTAAAGAAGACTTCTATGACCTAGCTATATATGCTAAAGGTAATGTCACTGTAGGTGGCTATTTTGATGACAAGGTGCATAAAGAAAATGCCAAAGCTGCTGAAGCTAGATTAAATAGCAGAGGTAAAGCTTTTTTAATTCCCACTGTATTAGATAAGTTTGCTACCAGTACTCTTAGTCCTTCAGGTATTTTAAGAGATTGGAAAACTACAATAAGACAAGGTGTAGAACTATTACCATTTACAGATCAAGTTTATTTAAGAAACCCTAAAGGGTATCAAGTAAACGTGGATACTAAAGGTGACTTTGAAAACAATTTAAAAAAGGTATATAACATAATAAATACTGAAGCTTCAGCAAAAGCATTAACTAGAAAAGCTGAACTTCTTCAAAGTAAGAGCTTCTTCAAGCCTGATGTTAAGATGCCTATCCTTACAGGTGATGCTGAAACAGACAGACAAACCCTTAATGATATTAGAAGATGGACACTTGATTATGGAAGATCTGGAAAGAACTTAGCAGTCTCAGGTGAATTAGATGGAATGTTAGAAGCTATTAAAGGAGATCTAGCAGATATTTCATTAGAAGCAAAAACAATGACAGGTCCTGGTGGAAAGAAGGTTATACAAATATTAGGAACTGATTTAAAGACTAACAAGTCTGGATCTATTGTAATTGCAGATGATGAAGCTAAAGGTCTTGGTATTGATGTAAGTGGATTGTATGAGTCAGATGAAATTACAAACGTAAGACGTGCTATAAGAAGAAATCCATTAGGCTCTACAACTATGTTAGATGCAGGAGATGTTTCTACATATCTAAAACAAAATGGTTCATACTTTGAAAAGTTTGAATTCCCAAGAATGGTAGGTAATCCTAACTATGATATGCAAGCTAATATAGTGAAAGCTAATGATATGTACTATGCATATATTTATACCTCTACAGCAAATGGTGGTAAGAGGAATGTACAAGCATTACCAGGTGATCCAAACTTGGAAGTTGTTGTAAATAAATTGAAATCACTAGGTCCAGAATTTGCACAAGCTGCATTAAAATAATAAAGAATGCCAGAAGAAAAAATAATTAATTTAGGAGAAGGTGTTAATGCTACGCAGCCTACCACTGAACCAAAAGTTGTTAACTTGGGTGGTCAGTCAAATTTTCCAGATATCAGTCTTGATTTCTCTAGAACTGATAGCAAGGTGGGTGTTGTTGGAGGTGATATGTCTCCTCAAGATATATGGAACAATACTGATCCAGGAAAAACTAAAGTTCCTCAACTTCCTGTTTCTTCAATATATATTGGCAATAGATATAAAAGCAGTAGACCATATGAAACTGATCTAGAAGAAAAGTATGCACAACAACAGAGTGCACTAGAGCAGTGGAGAAATGGTGCCTTAAAGTTTGTAGGCACAGCTACCAATAGTTTTATCTCTGGTACAGCTGGTACTGTCTATGGCTTAGGTGCTATGGTACGTGATGGTAGATTCTCTTCATTGTTTGATAATGAGATTAATAGGAAGTTAGATGATTCATACAAGGCATTAGAAGATATACTTCCTAACTATATGACCCAGAAGCAAACTGATGCTAACTGGTATTCCCCTGATTATTTATTGACAGCTAACTTCTTTTCTGATGGTATCCTTAAAAACTTAGGGTATTCATTAGGTACAATAGGAGGTGGTTTTGCGTGGAGCAAAGCCCTAAAGGCATTGGGTGTAACTAGTAAGTTAGTCAAAGCAGGTCAAGGTCTGGAAGCACTAACAGCTGTAGAAGAATCTATGGCTGCAGCTCCTAGGTTACAAAAGTTTGCTGCGTTTGATGGTGCACTTAACTCTGTAGCACAGAAGTATTTAAAGTCACCAGCAGCTTCTGTATTGAGAAACTCAGACAGAATTATTACATCTGCCACAGGTACATTTGGTGAAGCAGGATTAGAAGGTCTTCAGAACATGAACACCTTTAGAAACAATGCTATCGAAGAATATAGAGATAAGTATGGTGAAACTCCTACAGGTAAAGATCTAGATGCTATCAACGCTTATGCAGATAAGATAGGTAACTTTACATGGGGAATGAACTCATTGCTACTCACAGCAACAAACTACATTCAACTTCCAAAGATTTTGGGTTCTTCTAAGAAAGCAGATGCTGCATTGATCAATGACATTGAGCAATCAGTAGTTGGTGGAGAATGGTCTAAATACTTACCAAAGACAAGACTTGGTAAAATAGGTAGTGGCATCAGAAACATTGGTGGACTTATTGTATCTCCTTCAGAAGGTTTTGAAGAAGGTGCACAGTTTGCTATTCAAACTGGTGTTAATGATTATTTCAATAGAGCATATAGAAATAAAAAAGATGTTTCTAGTTTCCTAAATAACACAAACAGTGTAATGGGAAACATAGTTGAATATGGTATAGATGAAACATTGAATACCAAAGAGGGTATGCAAAACATCCTCATAGGTGCGTTGTCTGGTGGATTACAACAAGCTGGATATGTAGGCACATACCAAGATGAGCAAGGAAGAACAAGAGTAGGGTTTGGTAAATCTGGTGAATTAGGAGAAAGAGGATTTTTAGGATATGGTGGTGAAAGAGGTAGAAATACAGATGTAGCAATACAGGCATTGAATAAAACAAACTCTGCAGCTGTTCTAAAAGACCTAGCTAACTATGTTGGTATTGGTATTGGTTCTCAGAAAGCAAGACAAGCAGCTATCATAGCTAATGATAAACTCACTGAGAAAGACATGGAGCATGACTTCACTCTATCTTATTTAATGCCTAGAGTAAAGTATGGTAAGATAGATGCTGTTAACCAAGAACTATCCTACTACAAATCTCAAGCTATGGATAACGTAGGCTTTGAGGAATTAGTAGCTGATGGTATAGTTAATGCTAATGAAACTAAAGAACAATTTGTTCAAAGACTTGACAACTTATCAGCTCTAGCCAAGCAGGTAGAAGATACCTATTCTATGGTTAGAGAAAGATATTCTAACATTGCTGATAGAGAAGGTAACAAGTTATATAGTGATAAGGTGATAGACAAACTTGTATATGCCACAGCCAAGGTGGGTAACTATGATGTGCGTATTCCACAAGTGAATTCTATTTTAAATGTAGCTGGTATCAATACTGCTGAAATCTTACAAAGTATTATTTCAGGTAATGAGCCTAACAAACAAGCTACACAAACTGTACTAGATCAAATCAATAGCATGGATGTTATATCTGATGTTAAAGAAGATCTTAAAACTGCACTAGCTGATGTTATTGACCTTTCATTAAACAGAAGAAAATATATCCAAGAGTATGATGCTATCAAGCAAGATCCTAAAGGATATGAGGAAATGGAAGAAGAGTTTGGTGCAGAGGAAGAAGTTCCAGTTACTGTTGAACAGAGAGTTGCCCCAACAAAGAAGAAAGGGAAAGAGAAAATTGTTGAGAAGAAGTTAGAGATTGGTAAAGAGTATACTCTTGAAGAACCAGTATTGGTACAGAATGGTAAACTAATAGTTCAGCCAAAGATAAGCGTACTATCACAAACCTTAGGAGGAGAACTAGAAGTTCAACTTCCTGATGGTAGTGTAACTTTCCTTACTCCTGAACAGTTCAGACAGTTTAAAATAAGTGACCAGTTAGTTTCAAATGAGGATGTTAATTACATCATGGATAAGGCTATTGCCACTGTGTTAAAGAAGGCTGAGTTCAAAGATGTTCAAAAGCCTGAAGATCAAAGTGCTTTAGAGTTTGTTAACTCATTAGACAACCCTGAGTTAATTAATGCTATCTTTGCAGAATATAATAAGGCAGCTACCAACTATTTTAAGAATAAGGCTAAGGATGAAAAGATTAAGAAGGGAAATGAAGAAATTCTAAATAGTCAGAATACAGAAGTACCAGGCGAACAAACTGGTGCCAAAGCTGCTGAGTATGAGCAGGTTAATAAAAAGACCAAGTTAATTATTCCTAGAGCCACTATATCTACTCCTCAACTTCCTGGGTATCAAAACTCTATAAAGTTTGGAGCTGACATGTATAAGTTTTCTAATAGAAAACAAATACGTGGTGTATATGTAACAGCTAAAAATGAAGAACAACTAGGACTAAAAGGATTGATGAATCACATCAAAGGAACTAGTGATGTGGATCCTAGCAAAACTATTGCTGTGGTAATGGTTGAGCAAGTTGGTAGCAAGATTAAAGTGGTGGGTGTAGATGGTAAAACATTAGACAACCCTACATTTGATACTGCTGTATTTCAAGTGATGCCAGATCCTAAGTTCCAGTGGAGCGAGAAGTTTGGTGGTAAGAGTATGTTCCCTCAGGATACAACAGAAGCTGAGAAGAATGCAATTATAAAAGAGTACACTGAGTTTGCAAATGAAACATTAGACTCTACAGACTTAAACACTTTCCAGATTGAGGCATCATTTGGTGTTCCTCAAACTGTATTAGATGCACAGGGTAATCCTGTTAAGAACGTAAGAACTGGTGCTGTAGCTGCTGGATTGATTCAAGAATCAGACCTAGCTACAAAGCCTGTAATATATATTCCTACTTTGAACAATGTAGCTCAAAGAGGATCAACAAGTTATGCTAATGCTTTAGGTAAAATATTCTTGATAGCAGGTAATGGTTATGTTCCATTACAGAACAAGTTACATAGTGAAAAAGAAGCTGAGGTAATTTATCAAGCAATTAGTAGATTAGCTACTATTAGATTTGAAGTAGGAGACTTTAATTCAGCTGAGGCTAAACGTCTAGGGGCTGATCGTCTATTTGATTGGTTACGTACTGTAACCTATTGGGGAAGTCCTAAAAATGCTGCTAGTCCAAACAGTGTGTGGTTTAATGCAGATGGTCCACTAGAATTAAAACTTAACATATCAAATGATGGTACAAGTTATCCATTCACTCCACTTAGCATAGAAGCAAATAAAGATGCTATTGTAGAGAAGTTACAAACTATGTACAATAACGTAAGATCTGCTTACGTTAGCTCTGAACTATCTAATTGGAATAACTCTTATGAACAAATACTAAGCGTTGGTGCTGATGGCAAGATAACCACCAAAAAGTGGAAGAACTATCAAAGCTACTTATTATCTACGTCAGGTAGAACAGGACAAGAAACTCCACTAACTGTACCTTACAAAGAAGCTACACCTACCACTACTAATAGAGAAGGTATCTACTTTGTAAACACAGATACAAAAGAAAAGTATGCTGGTGTAATTAATAAAGCTACAGTGGCTAAGAAGAACATTGTTATTCCTGTAGCTCCTTCTCCAACAGCAGGATTTGTAATGGATGGTAAAACACCTAACACAATCAAGAATGCTCAGTATGGAGATATTGTATTCACTGTAAATGGTGAAGAGTTAACAACAAGTGGTGGTAAGTCTGGTGTTGCGTTAGTACAAGATGCAAGTGGTAAGTTAGTATCTCAACCAGCAATTGAAAAATTAGCTGCAGAGAAAAGCCTTCCTATTGATAAAGCTACTAGTTTATTAGCTAACTCTATATATAATAAGTTGACAACCCCTGCTGCTGCTCCTGTAGCTCAACCAACTCCTGCTCCTGTAGCTACTGTAGCTCCTGTTGAAGAAGTTGCTACAGAAAGTGATGAGGCTGAGATTACTCCATCTGATGAGGATTTGATTAGACAACAGATGAATGAGATGGGAGATGATGCACCATTTCGTGTTAAGGTTCAGCAAGATACAGATAAGTTTGAGAAAGAAGATTGGCCAAAGATTGAGGAGTTCATGAAGAATAACTTCCCTATGATTCCTCTATATAGAGTTAAGAACATTATCAGAGGCTTGGGTGGTATTGAGGCTTGGGGTATGTTGAGAAATGGTGGCATCTATGTATACGAGAATGCAGAGGTGGGTACAGCATACCATGAGGTATTTGAAGCAGTATGGAAACTATTCTCTAGCCCTGAAGAAAAGATTAACATTACTAATGAATTTAGAAATAGAGCTGGTAGTTTTGTAGACAGAGTGACTGGTGAAACAGTTAAATACTCTGAGGCTACTGACTTCCAACTTAAAGAACAATTAGCTGAGGAGTTCAGAGACTTTGTACAATATGGCAAGGTTCCAATGAAACCAGCTAAAGGACAACCATTTATTGTTAAGTTGTTCAATGACTTAGTTAACTTCATCAAGTCATTCTTTGTAGGACCACAAGCTGCTAGGAACACAGAGGAGTTATTCAAGAGAATGACCACTGGTTTCTATAGCAAGCAATTTCCTGCACGTCAACAACTATCTTATGCAAAAGCAGGTATTATTAATATCAGTGATGCATTTGCAGATAGAGAAAGTGAAACACGTATTAAAGGATTTGCAGGTCAAGAGGTGAATGACATCATGCAACAAATGACCTATGAGGTTTTAAGAAGAGTTGTTAGACCAGGAGGTAATATATTTAACATTACTAACAATACTGTAAGTAATGAAGAACTTAAGGATGCTTTACAAAAGACAGCACTTAAGTCTAGAAAGGCTGCTGAAAAGTTAATTGAGAAAGCTAGAAAGGTAAGTGAGCAAGAAGGTAAAGCTGCTGAAGAAAGATATGCGTCTATCATTGATAAGTCTAATTCACTATGGAGTAGGATTACAAACAACTGGGATGCACTAACTGAGAAGCATAAAGAATACTTACTATCTTATAACATTGAGTTTGATGAGAACAATGAAGCAGTTGTTCTTGAAGACAAAGGTAAAGATGAAACATACAGTAGTGCTGAGAAGATAGATAACTTCAGAAAGGCCAACTCTGCTATCAAGTTATTGCTTTCTACTATTCCTATAGTTAGAAATGGTGACTTGGTATATACATCTATTAATGGAGCTAAGTTAATTCCTACAAGTGAGGTTTATATGACTATCATTAATAGAACATATGCAGCCACTAACCCTGATGAAATGTTAGAAGCTTTACGTCAACTAGCAATAGATGATGAAAACTATCGTACATTATATGAGCGTATTACAAGAAAACCATATGATGATGGAGACCCTAGCTATGAAAACCTAGGTGAAGACCATCAACTTAGATTAGTTAATGCCTTATGGAGATTGTTTAATAAACAAAACCCTACAGTTAAAAACTTGTACATCCTAGACAATGGTGATGTTCAGGTGGGAGATTCTAACTTCACCACAGCAGCTAGACAATTAGCTGATGAGTTTAAGAATGGTATAGTTTCTTCTGTAAAGAATGATACTAAATACTTTGAATACAGTGGTTTAAGAAAGGGGTATGCTCCTAAGATAAATAATCAAGGTAAAGCTGTTATTGGAGATTTCCCTACAGCTACATTAGAAGAACAAGTTAAGTTCTTAAATAAGCTTGGAATTCCATTTAACATAGCTGATGTAGATCAATTAGATGTGGATGACAAAACTAGATTTACTAATGCAACATTAGGTATAAAGAAGAGCTTTACAGATCTTGAGGTGGTATCTACACTAACAGGTAGAACCCTATCTATCAATGGTAGATTATTAGAACTAGCCACTATCCAAGCTAAGATTAAAAACCCTGAGTTTGATAGTGTATTCTATAATGTAAATGGAGATGCTACACAAACCTTTATTGGTGTGAATGCCCTAAGCAATTTACATAGTGCATTGTCTAAACTAAGTAACATTAGTGAATTAGCTAACACTCCATATGCATATCTATTAACAGATACATTTGCTCAAAACTCTGTAATATTAAACAAGATGTTTGATATTGCTGGTAATGGAGATCGTATCAAGGATTCAGAAAACTTAATGGAACCTGCTTGGGCTGATGGTACAATCAACTCTACCAATGCTAAGAAGAAACAATCTAGTAAGCTTACTTACCAAGAACGTTTGATCCAAGAGATCAATATGAACTTGGCAGGTTTCTACTATAACCTTGTTCCTGGAGACTCATCTCTAGAGCACATGGTTTATATGAAAAATGCTGTTAGCAAAGAGAATGTAATAGAAGGATATGAAAATGGTGGAATCAATGAGATATTCAAAGGCTACCTTATATCTGAGTTAAACCTTGCCAAGGAAGGACGTGATGTTAGAAACAGCAAAGAGTTACGTTTCTTCAAAGCCATCTTAGGTGAGACATTACATAATGATATTATAGAAGCAGAAGGAACTTCTGAAGAAGTTTATGCTGCAAATGAAGATAGAATAAATGCTGCGTTAGCTAAATACATTGCTGATAAAACAAGGCAGTTTAAGAATACTCTATACGACTATGATATTATTAAAATAGATGAGGAAGAGCCAGACGTTTGGACTTTGACTAATCTATCTATGGGTAAGGTTATGGATGATGAAGATTTGATGCAGCATCTTGAGATGCTACAGATCAACTTCATGATCAATAACATTGAGCTACATAAGTTATTATACTCAGATCCATATCAATACAAGGATGAGTTAAAGCGTATTAAGAACTTCCTATCTCCACGTCAATCATTAGCAGCTAACTCTTCAGAGTTAAATGCTGCTATGAACAATGTATATAACAAAGAGTTCAAAGAAGGGGAAGTAGGATATATAGACTTCACAAGAGACTATTTCAGAACAGTTACAATGACTGATGTATTAGCAGTTGGTGATTTGCCTGGATATGGTAAAGGTGGAATTAATAAAGAAGAAGCTGATAGTCTTACTCCTATTGAACAAAACTTTACAGATGGTCAAGGTGGACGTAAAATGCAGGCTAAGTTTGCAGGTAAGTCTACTATGGATTTAATTCTTTCAGGAGACAGAACTAGAACTACTCGTGCTAATACTGATATCCAAAGGATGATGCAAGATTATGGTCTTACTAACATTGAAGACTTGGTTGGTAAAACAATTCGCATGACAGATAAAAGTGGTCGAGTTGCTTATACTAGAATTACAAATGTTGTTCCTTTTACTAAAGAATATCAAGATGCCACATGGCAGAAAGAAGGTTGGGAAAAATCTGTAACAGATAGATTAGTAGGACAATATCCTTATGCTATAGAATTTGAATTAGCTTCTGAGGAAGAACCATTTGAAGAAACAGATGGTTCTGGTATTATATCTCTACCTGCCCATCGTAACTTTAGAATACGCAGTGGTGATTGGAATAGTGATGAGGAGCTACAATACAGATTTGATATTAGATATGAGAAAGCTGTAAAGGCAGGTGCTACCCCAGAACAAATAAAAGAATTACTAAAAAGTAATCCTGGTGTTCAAAGCACATACACTCCAATCAAACCTATTGTATCTGGTAATAAAGGTAATGGTCAATTATACAATGATATTGTACTAGATAAGTTTGCCCTTTATCCATTGAGCTTCAGAGTGTTACATGAGTTTAACCCTGATGTAAATGCTATCAAGTTGTACAACAAGATGCAAAGAGAGGACATTGACTATGTTGTATTCAAGTCTGGTAGAAAGGTGGGAGCTCAAGAAACATTTGATCCATATGATGAAAATGATAATTTTAACGAGGCACCTTTTACTGAAAAGCAACTTGTAAACGTTCCTTTCTCTATCATGTCTACTCAATCTGATGTACCTTCTAAAGAAGATGGAGAGGTTACAAGAGGTAGTCAAATCACCAAATTAGTCACTCTTGACTTAATGGAAACTGGTGTGCCTGTGGACTACAAAGGAGGAGTAGAAGTTTGGAATAGACTAAGTGAAGATAAGAAAAAAGAAGCTTCTCCATTATACAATGAGATTAAGAATAACCAATACATTCTTGAGGGAATGATTAGTTTAGGTTTCAATAACCTACTTAACTCTATGGGAATCAAGAAGGTAGGAGAAAAGTTTGAAGTGACAGACTTCTCTAAAGCAGCTAATACATTACGTAGAGAGATACTTAAGAGAGAAGTGAATGACAACATTGCTGATTCATTAGCTGGTTTCTTAGAAGGTAAGGTGACATTAGAAGCTACACCTGCATACCAACAGATTAGAAACATCTTATATTCTATTGCTGACAGAGAAGTTATTTCTCAGAAGGTAAATGGTGGTATGAAAGTACAGCTTCCATCTACCTTTATGGAAGAGAACAGAGTTAAGAAAGCAGGTGAGAAAGGATACACATCTGATGTACTTAAGTTCTACACTAACAAAGAAGGACAGCGTGTTGCTGAGGTGATGTTATCAAGATGGTTTGATATAGACATGTCAGATCAAGAATTGTTAGACTACCTTAACAATACAGATGAAGGTCAAGAGATATTAAAAGGTATAGGGTTTCGTATCCCTACACAGAAGCAAAACTCTATTGATGTCATCAAGGTGGCTAAGTTCTTACCTAAAGAGTTTGGAGATAGCGTAATCATCCCATCTGCATTAGTTAAGAAAGCAGGTTCTGACTTTGACATTGATAAGTTATCTGTATACCTAAAGAACATATACCAAGATAAGAATGGTGACCTTAGAGTTATTCCTTACTTTGGTGTAGGAGAAAAGGCTATTGCTAAGATAAAGGCTATGGGTCTTGATATGAATACCTATGAGCTATACAAAAGATCATTAGAGAATGCATACTTTAAGTCTCTTGAAAACCTTATATCTAGTGAAGAGAACTTTGAGCCTCTAACTACTCCTAACTCAGCAGACCAATTAAAGAAACTATCTGGTGAGATAGTTGGTAAACTTGGATTGGCTAAGATTGACTATACTGACCCAGGCAACATGTTAGATAGAAGGTTTATGTCTAGACTTAGACAAGCATTCATATCTGGTAAGTATGCTATTGGTATTGCTGCTGTAAACCAAACAAACCATTCTCTTAACCAAAGAAGCAACATCTTTGTTGACTTTGATGGTATGCAAGATAAACTAAGTGATGTAGATAGAGAATGGATGGGTGATGGTAAGATTAAGTTTGAAAGTTATAACACTGTAGAAGTTAATGGTAAAACATACCCAAGTCTTTCTCAGGTTTATAACCAAGGCAAACAAAGAATATCAGACATCCTATCTCAGTTCATTGATGGATTTGTGGACATTGCAAAAGGTCCTTGGATTATTGAATTAGGTATGACACCTAACGTAGCATCTACATGGATGTTCCTAGCAAAAGTTGGTGTACCTATCAAGTCTATTGCATACTTCATGAACCAACCAATCATACGTGATTACTTACGTAAGATTGAAAACTCAGGATACTCTTGGTTATTCATTGATGACTTTGTAAAAGAAATCAAAGCTGATCCAAAGTATGCTGTAGGTGAGAATTACAACTTTAGTAAGTTTACCACTATACCTAATAACACTAAGCTATTAGAAACATTAGGTGCTAAGAAACTTCCTAACCAAGATGATAGAGCTCAGCAACAATTCATGTTAGATGAGTTCTTGAAATATGCTAAGATGGCTAGTCAGTTGTTCACTGTAACTCAAGGGTCTAACTTTGATACAGCTACATTCAACGACCCATACCTAGTATTCAAAAAACAACAACAGCTTATCAAAGCTCAAAAGACAATCATTGCTTCTGTAGATAAAAATGGTAACATTATCCCTGGTGTAGATTCTATATTAGAAAACTCTTTCTTAGGAGTAATGGCTAACAGATTACAGGATGTAAGAAATGCCTATGCTGAGATACTTACATCTGACAATAAGAACGTTAGAAGCGTAATAGAAAAGGTTCTACTTCCTTATACAGACTTACCAGATGGAGACTTCATTAAGGTGGCACAGAAAGCTGTAGCTGACTTATTTGACTGGGCTGTACAAATAGATAGAAAGTTAAACACTCAGATTTCAGAAATACTATTATCAGATAACAACGCTGCTCGTGACATCAACAACTTTGTAGTTAAAGTTAAAAATAACAAAAGACACAAACTAATTGATAATCAAGCAATTAAGTTACTAGAACAGTTACCTTCTCCAACAAAAGGTGGAGTGAACAATGTTAAGATAAAGAATAAGAGTAACAAGGTGTTTGATCAAAACGAAATCATTAATGGTTTTAGAGAGCTGAAAGAATACCTTGGTGATGATCCTCTGTATGGTAAGATTGTAAGACTTGCTGTATTACAATCAGGATTATCTAAGAGTCCTATATCTTACACAAGCTTGCTTCCATATGAAGACTTTGAAGAGGTTTACAATAAGACATTGTCTACATTAAACAAGATGCCTAACTTAGATGACTTCTATAACTTAGGTGTGTTCCAAAGAAACAACTGGAATAATGATGACATTGTTCCATATAGAAAAGCTAAGTTTAAGCAAAACAAAAATGGTGATTGGTTCTATGCTAATGCATTGAATATGAAAGACCAAACCATTGAAGATGCTACAAATCTAGGAAGAATACCACAGCTAATGAAGCTTTCTTCTCTAGCACGTGATGCAAACAAAGACTATATTGTATACTCTTGGGAGATTGGAAGTAAAGAAGAGAAGGCTGAAATGAGAAAGAGAGGAGACTACTCTTACATCAAGAAGGCACTGTTCAAGAAGGTGTACAATGGAACATCTCCATTAACTACCAAAAACTTCTATGGCACAGATGTTTATACCTACAAGCAAATCAATGCGTGGGGAGATGGTATTAAAGCTAATGAGTTTTATAATGTAGTTAAAACATCTGTAATTCCTAATGGTTTTGAAGAATCAAGGGAAGTAGAAGATGCTGATATATTAGAGTTCTTTACATATGATGAGGCTACAGGTACAGATAAAGAAACTGTAACTCCTCCACAGACTATTAATGAAAGTACAAATGTAATTGAAGGTAAGATATCACTTCCAAGAAGAGCTACAAAGAAAACAAAGTTTACAATAATACGTGATAATAAAGAGGTTGAGAAAGAAGGATATAAACTTATAATTCCTGAATATCCTAATGCTAATGTGTATGTTTCAAATGAGGCTATTGATCAAGAAGGTTTCATATACAAAGATGATTGGAGAGTTGAAGCAGGAGGTTTATATATAACTCATATAGGTTCTAGCACTATTGATAAAGCAATTGCTATGTTCCAACAAAATGTAAATAACATTACTAACACTGAGGTTTTAAAGAAAATACAAGACGTTAGTAATTTGTTTGTTGGAGATCCACAAGAAACATTAACTTTACAGGATGGTAGAGCTTATACAAAACTAGAAATAGATGGTAAGCTTTTAAAGAAGCTAGGATATACTCCTGAAGAAATTGGTAACATACTAAAAGAAATCTGTTAATATGGCAACATGCCCAAATAAAAACTCAGACAGTTGGAAGCAGCTTGTAGAACTCAGAGGTGAGGCAATGGCTCATTACCTATGGGATGAATACAATGGTGAGGTTCCACAAGATATTCTTGATAATGTAGAGCAAATTGTTACTGCTCCTCAGAAAGCAATACAGGAGCAGTTAGCTAGAACACAAGATCCTAAGTATATTAAGAAGGTTCAGTATGATTCTGCAAACACAGATCCTCTGTTATTAGATTCTGAAGAAGCTAACAATGGCTATGAAATCATGAATAGTGATGGTACTTGGACTAAGATAACAAAGAGGGTAACTGATAGGGTTAAAGCTTGGTATAAAGAAAGGTTTGGTAACAAGCAGTTCACTGAAGCAGAGAAGAAGTTCAATGAACTTAAAAGAAACTATGGGGTTGCTGGTCACAAAGATCTAGAAGAAATACATGAAAGATACTTCAATAAAGATGGAACCAGAAGACCTGAACCATTAGACAGACCTAATAAATTCAATGTAGAGACCCAAGCAATGTATAACATGCTTGAGACTTATTATTCTGACTTAATCAAAACATTCCCTAAGGATACATTAGTATTCTCTGAGGTGATAGTTTATGATAGTAAAAATAAAGAGGCTGGTACAATTGACTTTCTTGCTGTAGATCCTAATGGTAAGACTCACATCCTAGACTGGAAGTTTATGTACATTGCTGGTAATGATGTTGCCTGGTTTAAACAAGGAGCATTCAATATCCAGATTGGTACATACAAACAGATGTTACGTGATAACTATGGAGTGAAGGAGTTTGGTATGTTACGTGCTATTCCCATCTCTATGGAGTTTGGATTGAAAGACAAACAAAATCCAAAAGAGGGATATGAACTTACAGGTATGGCAGTTGGTTCTGTAGATAAGTCTCAAATAGATCCTATTATGGATCTTAAACTTATTCCATTATCTGAAGAATCAGAAACCACTGGTAGTGAAGCACTTGATGGTGTATTACGTAAGTTGAATGCACTAATGCGTGAATATGCTAAAGAGAAGGTGACTGATGAGGGAGAGCGTATGTTCAAGATTGAACGTATGAATACTCTCAGAAAAGCCATTCGTTTAGTGCAAGGAACTGGTAACCTACAACCTCTCATAGACGTAATCCAGGTGATGAGAAGAGATGGTGATAGAATCTTAAATGACTACAACACTATCTACAAAGACAGAGCTGCTAGAGACACTGACTCTACAAACGCAGAACTATCTGACTTTGCTGATGATATGAATAACTACATTAGATTCTCTGAAGTCTTCTCAAGCATTGGTGATGATATAGGTTATTTAATCTATACAGCAGACATGGAAGAGTCAGCTGCTAGTGAAGAAGAAAAAGAGAACGTAGCTATTAGAAAAGAAATCTTACAAGAACTAGATTCAGAGTCTAAATTCATTAGACTTTCTATTAAACAAATTACTAAGGCATCTGAAGAGTTTGCTGATAAACACATAGGACAAAGAAACCTTGTAACAGGATTAACCAAAGCTGAGGCAGTAATCAAAGGATTGGCTGCTAGATTTAGAGGTGTATCTGAACTACCTTCACGTGCATTACAAGTTTTATATAAACTTACATCTACAGCAAAGAACAACGCTGCAGCTGATGCATTTAAAGAAGTGGAAGTCCTAATGAGTCTTAGAGATAAGCTTGTTGCTAGAGGTGGTGATACAAGAAAACTTGTACAAAAGCTTTACCAAAAGACTACAGAAGGTGGATTGGTAAATAAACTAATCTATAAGTATAAGAAAGACTTCTTTGAGCAAATAGATGAGAAAGCTAAGGAAGGTGGAGATAAAGAATGGTTATTAAATAACATTGATGTAGAAGCTTATAGAAAAGAAGCTGCACCTTTGTTAGAAAACCAGATTGCTAGAATCAGTAAAAACTCTTACTCTGGTTCTGAAGAAGAACAAAATGAACAGAGAGAAAGATATATACTTGAGGCACAACGCTTATGGGATATAGATAGAGCAGACTTCAATGGCTTCAACAACTATGTTATTAAGAGACATCCTAAAGATGACTGGTTCTCTGAAGAATACTTAGAGATTCAGAAAGATCCTGACCTACTTGAGCTATACAATTTCATTACTAAGTATAATGAGAAGGCAAAGGATATTGGTTACATCAACAACATGGTGTCTAAAAACTTTCTACCATTCATTAGAAAGAGCATGGCTGAGCAGCTTGTGTGGGATAATAAGTTGTCTATCATGAGCAACTTTTATAATAGCTTACAAGCTAGAACAGATGACACTGGTTATGGTAGCATCAACGAAATCACAGGGGAACTACAGAATGGTATTCCTAAATACTATACATATGACTTCACACAAACTGATACAGGAGTTAATGACTACTCTGATGTGAGTGAAGACTTATTTAAAAACCTAATTCTATACATTCAACAGGTAGAGAAGTATAAGTATCTATCTGATGTAGAAGGTCAGTTAAACTTAGTAAGAACCATTGAGTCGTTCAAAGGACATCTTAACACCACTAGATATAGTGATATAGTTAGAAAAGATGGTACTCCACAAGAACTTCCTGGTAATGAAGAGAATACAAAGATATATGATGAGTTCTTAAGAGCTTTGTTGTATGATCAGAAATACACTGTAGATAATGCAGACTTACCATTAAACATGGGCAAGGTGACAAACTTTGTTAAGAATGGTATTAATAGACTTGCTGGTAAGGAAATCTTTTCACCTGAAGAAAACCCTACACCTACATCATTAATTAAAACAATGGATGCTGCTAACAGAGCATTCCAATTAAAGGCCCTTGGATTTGAATTCATCTCTGGTGCTGCAAACATGTTTGGTGGTAATATTCAAATTGCCACCCAAGCAGGAAACTACTTCAAGAGTAGAGAATTTGCAAAGAATGAGATTAAACTTATTGGTCAGAGATTTGATAACAGGAAAGATAGAGAAATCTTTACAGAACTCATAAACACATTCATGCCATTAAAGGATGACCCTTCTTATGAAGAGTTTAACAGAGCTGGTATGACTACATTAACAAGAGGTAACTTAGGTGACTTCTTGATGGTCTTCATGAGAAAGCCAGAACAACTATTAGAGAAAGCTACATTCTTGACACTACTTGAAAACATGATGGTAGAGAATGGTAAGATTGTGAGTATCAGAGAGTTTGTAAACAGCAAGTACAAAGACAGATATGATAGTGCTGCTAAGTTTCAGGAAAGCAAAGCTAAGATAGATGCAGAGATTGAGGAGTTGAAGAAGAAAAGATCTATTGCTAATACTAAGAAGTTAGTAGACGGTAAGTTAGTTATCCCTGGCTTGGATCTAAGCAATAGAGATGAGATACAAAGACTTACCACGCTGACTAGACGTATCTCTAGGAATGCAACAGGTAACTTGTCAGATGGTGACATTAACAGAATGTCTATGTCTATCTGGACCAAGTCTATGATGCTGTTCAAAAACTGGATACCAAAGCTAACAGATACACGTTTCTCTGAGTTTAGAAGAGTGAGTGATGACTTCTCTGTAGAGATTGGTGAGGATGGAATACCTGTTGGTGAGAAGTATGACATTGGACGTATTCGTCTACTAGCTGCTGTAATTGGTTCTTCATTTAAAGATAAGCAAACTAACCTGCTTAACATCATCAACATGAATGATGATGGTATCAGGAAGCTTAATGATATGTATGAAGAGTACAGAGAAGAGTATGAGAAAACTACAGGTCAACAATTATACATGACCAAAGAGGAGTTTATTGACATGGTGAGAAACAACCTACACAATCAGATTAAGGAACTAGCTATTCTAGGAGCATTGGTAGGATTGATGTTATCTCTAGGCTTCATGGCACCTGATGATGATAAAGATAAAGCTACTAAAAACTTCCACAGATTTGCATTGAAGACAATAGATAAGTTTGTGGGTGAGCTTTCATTCTTCTATAACCCAGTGAACTATCAATCCCTATTAGATCAGGGCATATTCCCAGCAGCAGGTCTTATCAAAGACTTTGGTAGATTTATGGACCATTTATGGATGGAAACAACAGGGCTTGATATGAAACTAGATACAACAACAGAGGATGTAAGGAAGAAAGCACAGCCTATAAAGAACGCTATGAAGATGTTTCCTTTCACAAAATCACTTGTAACATACCTAGCTATATTTGATTCTGAATTTGCTAAAGAGTATGACGTTACTATACAACAAGAAAGTAGATAAATAATGCTATATTATGTAGCATAGTTTTATCTAACTCATTGAAAATAAACTAATTTAAACTATTTTTGCGTATATAGGTGTACTCTATAGAAAGAGGTACACCTATTTGCGTATCAATTACTTACACATTTTTATTATTAATATATTATGGATGTATCTTGCTCAGCAGAACCATGTCCAGTCATACTAAATGCCACCTGCGTATTCTA